GTGGACTCGTTCGCGAGCACCTTCACCGTCGATGGTGAGGCCGATTTTGTGGTCGATGCCGCTGGGTCTGCTGTGGATGGGGCATTCGCGGCCGTCGGCAAGGCCGGTGCGCTCGGTGCCTTGCAGGTTGGCGGCTATGTCGCCAATGCGCAGGGCATGCTTGCCCGGGCCCGAGCCGTCCTGAGCAACCCCCTCGTGCTGGCGCAGGAGGTGATCGCCTTCCTGGGGCTCTCCGACCTCAGCGGGGGCCTGCAGCCCTGGGGTGACATCACCCGCTCGGTGCTGCGGCTCGCGCAGGATGCCTCCTTGGCCGCGGCCGACCTGGGGAGTTTCCTCACGCCATCGCGCCGCGTGGCGGCGACCAACGAACAGGCCGTGCGCGAGCTCGTGCGCCTGGGCCTGGTGGCCCAGGCCGTGGGCGCGTCGAGTTTTGTGGGGAGCAGCGCGGATGCGTCCAACAGCCGCTCTTACGACGACCAGCTCGCGATCCGCAACGATCTGATCGCGGCCATCGATGCCGAGTCGATGAGGACGCGCAGCGATGTCACCTACGACGCCCTGCAGGTGGCCCGCAGCCGCGTGTGGCTGGACCTGACGGAGCGCTCGCGCAACAGCGCGCGGCTGACCACCGTCACGCCGCCCGGTGTCACGCCGGCGCTGGTGCTCGCCTACGACCTGTACGAGGACGCCCAGCGCGACGAAGAGCTGGTGACCCGCAACCGGGTGAGCCATCCGGGCTTTGTGCCCGCGCGCGCGCTGAAGGTGCTGACGCGATGAACGACCAGAGCAGTGTCTGGCTGCACGTCAATGGGCAAGCCTACGGCGGCTGGAAGGGCGTGAGGATCGAGGCGGGCATCGAGCGCCAGTCGCGCAGCTTCAACCTGGCGATCACGGACGAATGGCCCGTCGGCGCGGGCGACCTGGTGCGCAAGGTGGTGCCCGGCGATCTCTGCGAGATCTCGATCGGCGATGACCTGGTGGCCACTGGCTATGTGGACGCTCGCCCCATCAGCTACGACGGCGCGAGCGTGACGGTGGGGGTGCAGGGGCGCAGCAGGACGGCCGATCTGATCGACTGCTGCCCGATCACGAGCGGGCCGATCAGCGCGCCGGCGGCGCGCTGGTTGGGCGCCGCCGGCGTCACCGCCGGGCGCCGGCCGGTCTCGGTGCCCGTGCAGGCGTCTGCACAGTGGCGCGGGCAGCGCGTGGAGCTGATCGCAGCGGCATTGGCCGCGCCGTACGGCGTGAACGTGTATGTGGACCCGGGCGTGAGCACGGGCGCGCCGATCGCCGAGCACCAGGTGCAGGTCGGCGAAACCGTGTTCGAGTCGATCGACCGGCTCATGCGACTACGGCAACTGCTTTCGACGGACACGCCTCGTGGTGACCTGGTCTTTATCGAACCGGGCTCTGCGGGGCGCGCTCAGACGGCCATCGAGTTGGGCGTGAACGTGCTGGCCGGTACCGCGCCCCTGGATTTCAGCGGCGTGTATTCCGAGTACGTGTGCAAGGGGCAGCGTGCCGGTGACGACGACGCCTTCGGCGAGGACGTCGCCGAGGAAGAGGGCGAAGCAAGCGACGACGGTGAGCAGTGGCAAACCGGCAGCGAGGCGCAGGTGCGCGATGCCATGGCCACACGGCGCCGGCTGCTCGTGGTCAAGCAATCGGGTCAGGCCAACGAAGGCAGTTGCCAGGATCGCGCCGACTACGAGCGCTCCAGCCGGCGCGGCAAGGCGCTGCAGGCGACCTACACGCTGGCCGGGTGGCGCCAGGCCAGCGGCGCGCTCTGGGTGCCCAACCTCATCGTGCCGGTGCGCGACCGCGTGATCGGTTTCGACACCGACATGCTGATCGCCGAGGTGGTGTACGAGCTCGACGAGGGTGGCGCGACCACTCAGCTGCGCGTGGGGCCGATTGACGGCTTCCGGCAGAAGGTGCCCAAGCCGCCCAAGCGCAAGGGCGCTGGCAGCGCGAGCAATTGGTCCGACGTGAAGTGAGGTAGCCGTGTCCGATTTTTTGAAGCTGCTCGGCCCGGTCGCGCGCAGGATCAGCAACATGCTGGCGCGCGGCAGCGTGACGGCCGCGAACGCCGCCAGCAAGATGCAGTCGCTGCAGACGCGTCTGATGGCGGGCGAGATCAAGGACAGCATGGAGCACTTCGAGCCCTTCGGCTTCACGTCGTGCCCGCTGCCCGGCGCCGAAGTGGTGGCCGCGTTCTTCGATGGCGATCGCTCGCACGGCGTTGCGCTCGTCGTCGCCGATCGCCGCTACCGCCTGAAGACGCTGAAGTCCGGCGAGGTCGCGCTGTACGACGCCTTCGGCAACTACGCCCACTTCAAGGACAACGGGTCGCTGGCGGTTCGAGCCAGCGCCTCGGTCGCCATCGACTCCCCGCTGGTCACCATCAGCGGGGACCTGCAGGTGCAGGGCACGATTACCGCGCTGGTGGATGTGGTCGGCGGTGGCAAGAGCCTCAAGACGCACAGGCACGCCGGATCGCCCACGGCGCCCACGGGGCCCGTGAGCAACACCGGCCAGCCCACCTAAGGCATCCCATGATCGATGACCAACCCCTGACCGTCGTGCTCGACGGCCAGCTGACATCGCTCGGCCTGGATTCGGCCGAGCCGCTCGTGCGCGCCGTGCTGATCAGTCTGTTCACCTGGCGCCGTGCCGAGCCCGACGACGAGCTGCCCGCGGGCTCGCGCGCCGGCTGGTGGGGCGACAGCCTGCCTCCCGTGGCCAACGACCGCATCGGTAGCCGGCTGTGGCTGCTGAGCCGCTCCAAGCTGACCGCAGAGACGGTGCAGCGCGCGCAAGAGTACGCCGACGAGGCCCTGCGATGGCTGGTCGATGACGGCGTCGCGGCCCGCGTGGCCACCAGCGCCGAGCGGCAGGGCTTGGATCGCCTGGCGCTCGCGTGTCAGATCTACCGCAGCGACGGCCGCCTCGCGGCCGACGTTCGATTCACCAATGTCTGGGGCTTCCTCAATGCCGTTTAGTCGACCCACCCTGGCGGAGATCGTCAACCGCGTTCGCGCCGACGTGATCTCGCGCCTCACCCAGGACGAAGTGCTCAGGCGCTCCGACGCTGAGGTTTACGCCCGCGTGCTGGCTGGCGTGACCCATGGGCTGTACGGCTTCATCGAATGGATCTCGCGCCAGGTCATCTACGACACCTCCGAGGGGGAGTACCTGGAGCGCTGGGCCTCGATCTGGGGTGTGGCCCGAAAGCCTGCAGCCGCGGCCGGTGGCACGGCGACACTCACCGGCCTGGTCGGGGCAGTGGTGCCCAGCGGCACGCTCTGGCAGGCGCTGGACGGCGTTCAGTACCGCAGCACGGCGGACGTCTCGTTTGTCTCGACCACGGCGCAGGTTAGCCTCGAAGCTGTCGTGCCTGCCGCGGCAGGCAACCGGGCGGCCGGACAACTGCTCACCATCGCATCGCCCGTGGCCGGTGTGCAACCTGGTGCTCTTGCCGCTGAACTGGGCGGGGGAGCCGACGCCGAGTCGGACGACGCACTGCGCGCGCGCCTGCTGCAGCGAATCCAGACCCCACCGCACGGCGGCGCTGCGGCCGACTACCGAGCATGGGCGCTGGAGGTCCCTGGCGTCACGCGTGCCTGGTGCTACCCGCTGGAACTTGGGCCCGGGACGGTCACCGTTCGGTTCATGCGCGACGACGACAGCGGCAGCGCGATTCCCGATGCGGGTGAGGTGGCGTTGGTGCAGGCCTACATCAACGAGCGCCGTCCCGTCACCGCGCAGGTGACGGTCGTTGCTCCCGTGGCAGTGCCTGTGAATTTCACGCTCGCTGTGACACCGAACACCGCCGCCGTCAAAGCCGCCGTGCAGGCTGAGCTGGCCGATCTCATTCGGCGCGAGGCCGAGCCCGGGGGCACCCTCCTGCTGTCGCACATCCGGGCGGCGATCTCGGCCGCAGCCGGAGAGACCAACTACGTGCTGAGCGCGCCGACTGCGGACGTCGTCAGTTCGCTGGGCAACATCAGCACGCTCGGGGTCATCACATGGGCCTGAGTGCGAACGACTACCTGCAGCAGGCCCAGGCGCTGCTGCCGCCTGGCCCGGCCTGGCCTCGCGATGCCGATGCCCTGGTGACGCGCCTGCTGCTGGGCTTGAGCAGCGAGTTCACACGCGTGCACGACCGTGCGGGCTCGCTGCTCGAGGAGGGCGACCCGCGGACCACGGTCGAGCTCTTGCTGGATTGGGAGCGCGTGGCGGGTCTTCCGGATGGATGCGTCGCCGACGCCGACGTCGAACTCTCAACGGCGCAGCGACGGGCCGCGCTGCGAGGCCGCCTGGCGATGCTGGGCAGCCAGGCTCCTGCCTACTTCGAGGCGCTCGCGGCCAATCTCGGCTATGGCGTGACGGTCGTTGAGTACGTGCCGTTCGATGTGGGCGACACCGTCGACGGACCCGTTTACGGCGCGCCCTGGGCCCACGCGTGGGGTGTGCGTGCGACGCTGAACCAACCCGTGGACTTCACCGCCACATCCACCGTCGCCGACGCACTGTCGGCATGGTCCAACCAAGTGCTCGAGTGCGTGCTCAACCGCTTCAAGCCCGCGCACACCGTTTTGATTTTCAGCTACACCTGAAGGAGCGAATATGGATCGTGTCTTTGAATCTGGGGCTGCCGGCGCTGCGCCAGCAGCCCCAGCCACGCCGTCGTCGGGATTCCCGACCGGCGGAAACCCTGCTGGCGGTGTCCCAGCGACAAAGCCCGGGCCGTACTGGTTCTACATGGTCACGGAAGAGGTGCGCAAGGTCATCACCGATGCCGGCCTGACGCCCGACCATCTGAATTTGGGGCAGCTTTCGCAAGCGATCAGCTTGCTCACCCAGGCGGTGCCTTCGGGTGCCGTCGGACTGTTTGCCGGAAGTTCGGCGCCGTCTGGCTGGCTGAAGGCCAATGGTGCCGCTGTCTCGCGAACGACCTATGCCGCACTCTTTGCGGCGATCGGAACGACCTTCGGTGCTGGCAACGGAACCACCACTTTCAACCTGCCGGATCTGCGCGGCGAATTCCTGCGCGGCTGGGACGACGGGCGAGGAATCGACTCGGGCCGTGCTTTCGGTTCCGCCCAGAAGGGCTCGCTCACTGCCTACGACACCGCAGGGGGCGCCACGCCCGACGCCACCACGTCGGTTTCGGTTCTGAGTAGCCCGACCCTCGCCGCTTCGCAAGGCGTGGTCGGTGTTGATGCCTACAACACGTCCGACTACGCCGGCGCGACCCTATCTGCAGCAACGTTCGCGTCTGTGACGGCTTTGCCTGGCGGTGGCGGTGGCGTTTTGGGCTCAGGTGTCGTTCGTCCGCGCAACGTCGCGCTGCTTGCTTGCATCAAGTTCTGAGGTCCGCAATATGAGCCAGATTCAAGTCAGTCAACTCGATGACCAAGGCGCGTTCGTTGGCGTTGGAATCGCCGATGAGTCCCCGCTCGAGCCGGGCGTTTTTCTCATCCCTCGTGGGGCGATCGCCGTGGACCCACCCGAAGTTCCAGAAGGCAAGGTTGCTCTGTGGCGCGACGAAGCCTGGGTGTTTGCGGACTTGCCGAGCTCGGCGGAGATCGGCAATGGTCCTGGCGCGCTCGTTCCTGACGAGGTGACGATGCGCCAAGCGCGCCTTGCGCTGCTGGGTGATGGTCTTCTTGACCGAGTGGAGGCAGCGATTGAAAACCTGCCGCCTCAGCAACGTGCGGCTGCTCGCATCGAATGGGAGTACGCACAAGTCGTGCGCCGAGTCGATCCGCTCGTGCAATACCTCGCCCCTGAACTCGAGCTCGACGACGTCGCGCTCGACCGCTTGTTCACCATCGCGGGAGCCTTGTGATGACGGATCACATCTCCGCCCTTGTGGTGTTGATGCCTGCGATCGGTGAGACTCTTGCCCTACTTGCATTCGTGCCTTGGGCTATGCGCATCGTGGTGCTGGTTTGGTTCCTCTGGGTGTTCTACCTAGCGGTCATGAACCTCAAGCGCGTGCGCAACGCCGGCAAGCTCGGCAGGGTGGCCCTGGTGCTCGGCATGCCCGCCCTGGTGGTGGGCTATGTGCTCGACGTGTTGGCCAACGTGCTGGTGTTCACCGTGCTACTGCTCGAGCGGCCCAGGTGGGGCGAGTGGACCGTCTCGGCGCGGCTGGAGCGCCACCACGGCGGCACCAGCTGGCGCGCGCGCATCGCGCAGTGGTTCGAGACCGAGCTGCTCGGGCCTTATGACCCGGCCGGCTATCACGTGGGCCAGCGTCCGGGTGCCGCCGATGGCTGAGCCCGCCTCCATGACCACGGCCGGCGCCACGCTCGCCGGCGCGATCACCAGCGTGCCGCCCATCGTGCTGCTGGGCGTCAACCTGGGCTTGCGGGCCGACGTGCTCGTTGCGGGCTTCGCTGGCGCGCTGGTGGCCATCGTGCTGCTCAACAGCGTGCCGGAGGAGGGCGACGGCTGGCGCAGCATGGCGCGCACCGCCTGGCGCCGCATGTTCGTGGCGGCCGCCAGCGCACTCGTGGCCGGTTACCTCACGCCGATCGCGCTGCACCTGGTCGCGCTGCCGGACCCGTTCACGCTGGGCGGCGCCTTCGCGATCGGTGCCGGCGCACAGAAGGTGCTGCGCCGGGTGATGGATGCCGTCACGCCCAGGACCATCAGCGAGGAGCGTGCCCCATGACCACCGCGATCGCCATCCTGCACGTCGTCGCGGGCCTCGTGGTGCTGGCCGAGGCGCTGAACAAGCTCGAGCGCACCGATCCGCTGAAGGTCGGTCTCACCGGCCGCGAGCGCGCGGTGGAAGGCCTGAAGGCCCTGGCCTGGCTGCTGCTCGCGCTCGGTGCCGGCGGCGCGGCCGCCCCGCCCGTGTTGCGCCTGCTGGGCGTCCAGCCCGAGGCGCTCAGCATCTTCGCGCGCTTGGAGCAGCCCACCATCGACCAGACCTGCGTGCTGCTGGGCTTCGCCGTCCTGATCGTGCGCACCCGCCTCAAAGAGGGCTGAGCACGTGGGTGGGCCGTGGCGGGGTGCGCCAGCCCTGCTGGCCGAGCCGCCCGCTTATCTCCCCAGGACCGCAGCCGAGCTGGCCGAGTGCCTGCAGGACCTCGAGGCCTTCTGTGCCCAGGCCTGGTCCAACTACGCCGTGATCAAGCGCCTGCGCGAGCTCAGGGAGCACCTGACGCCCGCCCTGGGCAGCCGCCACCCGGTGTGCTGCCGCCTGAAGACGCTGCAGAAGTGCACGGCCCAGATCGATGACCCCGAGCGGCTGTGCAGACGTGTGGCGCGCATGCGCTCGTACGTGCTGCTGACCCTGCCACCCGAGACCGACGTTTTTCCTCACAACACCCGATGGGGCTCACCATGAAACTGCTTCGCTCGATCTTGTTCGGCCTCCTGGCCACCGTGCTGGCCAGAACGGTCCTGGCCCAGGCCTCGCCGCCGATGTGCCTGCCGATGGTCAACGGCTACCCGCAGGGCTTGCCCATCGTCAGCGAGTCCACGCGCTTCTGCCACGCCTACTGGCTGTGCAACACCAAGGGCGGCGAGATGGGCCTCGTCGAGGGCGTGAGCTGGCCCAAGCGGATCTCGGCCTGTCGTGCCGACGCCGTGCTGCAGACCGTGTGGCCCAAGGTCATGGAGGTGCACGCGGCCAGCGCGACCGTGGGCACAGCGCAGCGCCTGTGGCGCGAGGCGGTGCCGATCGACTGCTACGACAAAGCCGCGCTGGCCAGGGCCAGCCTGGACACCCGGCGCATGTGCGTGGAACGGCACGCGCGGCTGAAGGCCAACAAGCGCACCTGGTGGCCCGAGGTCAAGGACTGGGAGAAGTGATGCGCTTCACCGTCACGGCCGGCCACGGCGGCCCCGACCCGGGCAACACCGCGGGCGGGTACCGCGAGGCGGAGCTCATGGACGAGCTCGGTCACCTGGTGGCGCTGCAGCTGCGTGCCAGTGGCCATGAGGTGCTGCAGGACGGCGAGCGGGGCGAGAACTGGCCGCTCGAGCGCGCCCTGCGGCTCATCAAAGGCGTCGACCTGGCCGTCGAGCTGCACACCAACGCGGTGAACAACCACCGCGCCACCGGCGTCGAGGTGATCGCCGCGGCCAGCCGCCGGCGCGAGGCCCAGCGCCTGGCTGGCGCCATCAGCGATGTCTTGGGCCTGCCCATGCGCAAGCAGGGCGGCTGGTACGACGCCGACCAGCACGGCCGCGACCGCGGCTGGGGGCAGCCCGCGGCGTTCGTGCGCTACGGAGGGCTGATCGTGGAGACCTTCTTCCAGAGCAACCCGCACGAGCTGGCCAAGTACCTGGTGCTGCGTGAGCAGGTCGCCGCCGCGATCGCGCGCGCGCTGGTTGCTTCGGTGGAGACGCGTGCATGAACCCGTGGCTGCTGCTCGTCGTGGTGCTGGCCTGGGGGGCGACCGTCGGCGGCGCTTTCTTCTACGGAGAGGCCTCGGGCGAGGCTCGCGAGAAAGCGGGCCAGAAGTCGCGCGACGACCTGGTGCGCGAGATCCGCGAGGCTGGCCAGCAGGGCGCGGCCGCGGCGATCGCGCAGCTCAAGCCGCGCAACGTGACGATCAAACAGGAGCTCGAACGTGAGATCCAGACGAACACCATCTATCGCGATTGCCGCGTGCCTGCTGACGGGGTGCGCCTCGCCAACGACGCCATCGCCGGCGGGCCCCAGCCCGCTGGTGGTGGCCAGCTGCCCGCTGGTGGCGCCGCTGCTGCCGGACCCTGACGGCACCGTTTCCATGGGCCAGTTGATCTCCAAGCTCGTGGAGGTTGCAACCACCTACCGCGAGTGCCGCGCCGCGGCGCTGGCGCCCTGATTTCTCGGTTGTCTCCCCGCGCGGCGGCTTCGGCCACTCGGATGCCGCGTGTTCAAGCCCCCAGGCCTTAGGGCCTGGGGGCCTTTTTACGTCTTGGAGGTGACACCGACAACGTCTACCGCCCTTTCGGTGTTAGCTACGTCGTCGCTCGACTGCTCGGGACTCAGCCTCCGCTTGATAAGCTTTCGCGCAGGCTCCTCGATCAGGTAGTAACCGATTGCGGAGAGCGCGAGCAGCGACACAAAGCTGGCTGCCAGAAGCACGCGGTTGTCACCGAGCATGGGCGCGAAGCCCACGAGCTCATCGTGAAAATCGCGAACCAGCAGCAGCACGAGAACCTGGAAGGAATAGAAACAATAACTGATTTTGCCCAACCAAAGGAAGCCGCGCGTTGAAAGTACCTTGGCTACAAGGCTACGGTTGTACGCAAGGCCCAGAATAAGGAATGCAATTGCAGGGACGGCGATCCAGTTGTGTCCGATGTAAGTTGGGAGCCTGGAATTGGCTTCCCCAAGGTAATATGCAAGAGCGATTAAAACCGCCGTCACCGTAACGCCTTTGGGGGCTGTTACCTTTCCAGAAGCCCAAGCGATACAAACAAGGCAGCCAAGTACGAACTCTGGCAGCCTGAAGATGGGCATCGAATAGAACACCGTTGGGGTCTGCGTCTCGAAGTACCTCAGCACGACGCCGGGTAGGACCGTGAGCGCTAGGCACACAGCCGCCAAGGCTTTTTGCTGATTCCATGAGAGCCGTAGCATCGCCGGTAGCAGGATGGGCAAAGCGAGGTAGCAGAATGCTTCAACGGAGATTGACCAGCTCCCGCCCCCGTTCCAGAGCGAAAAGAACTGCGGAAACCAGGCTTGCACGAGCAACAGGTTGGCGATCACAAGGATCACGGTTTGAGCGATCCCATTTTTCATCGACTCATCGAATGAAACCCCAAACCATGGGATCGAAATGATGGCGGCCACCAGATACACAGGATAGATGCGAGCAACTCGACTCACCAAGTACTTGCGGGTGTTTGAAACGTCGTCCTTATATTGGTAGGTAAGCACGAACCCTGACAGCATGAAGAAAACGATCATGCCGACTGCGCCGTGGCTAAAAAAACGGTCAGCGAATTTGGCCTGCGTGAGTGGCCAGTTCAAGTGCATATGAAAGAGAAAAACGTACAGCGCCGCAATGAATCGCAAGCCGGTCAGCGGGAGTAGTTCTTTCTTTCCGGGAATACGTGACGTCATGTCGTGGGACCTCAGCTCGTGCCAGCGGGCACCACCAGCCAGAGCTGCTCGTAGGTGGTCTGGATGCTGCGCTCGCTGTGAAACTCGAAACCTCGCAACACGAAGCCATTCTCGGTAGTCTGATGAAGTTGGGGCTCAAAGAGCGCGGCCGCGGTGCGCTGGGCCGAGCCTTGGGCCGTCATCAGGTACAGCACTCGCACAGTCGGCTTGCCGCGCTGAGGCTGCTCGCTCATGTTCAGCGTGCCGGCGATGGGTGCGGGCCACGCCTTGCGAGGTAGGGCGACGCCCCGAAGGCGAAGCATAGTCACACTACAGCGCACTTTTCTTATCGCGCCTACGCGGGCATCTGCTGTTCATACACCACACGGACCTGGCCGGGCAGGTACTTTCGATATCTACCCAGAGATGCCAAGATCTCTGCCTTACTGATCGTGTAAAGGTAGTCGAGCTCAGTTTCGCCAATTCGCACAGCACCAAAGCGCTCATGGAACTTCCAGACCGATTGGTTGAGCTTCCTTACGTCGAAGTGGGACCTCTGGAACCCCAGGGCAAGCGCGAATTGATACACCAAGAGCGCGGACTCGATGGCCGAGCTCTTCGGGGCTTCGTCCTTCAAGATCCACGAACCCCAACAGAACGAATCGCCTCGTTGGTCGTACAGGCGCACCGTACCTAGTCGGTGGCCTTCCATGTCGCAAATGATGAAGTAGACCTGGTCGCTACTGGCTTCATAGCGCTTGAGCCAGTCGACTTGCTTGTCCAGGTCGCTGGGGGTATAGGAGAGGTGTTTTGCTTTCCGCTCGTCCGTCCTCAGCTTCAGGATGAACTCGGCGTCGTCGACGCGAGCGTTTCTGAGGCAGACACTGTTACCTGTGACTAGCGCAGGTTTTCGAAACCTTGAGCTTTGCTGAGTGCTCAT